CAACGACGCCGCAACCAAGGCAACCAGCGCCGCCGGCGACGCACGCGACGCCGCCGAAGCCGCCCGCACCTCGACCATCGAATACTCGCAGCTCTCCGACGACTGCAAGGAAAAGATCGCCGCCAGCGCCAGCGCGGGCGTGGTCTTCGCCACGCAGGCCGAAATCGACGAACAGTACGAGACCGTGATCGAACCCGCATTGGGCGGCGACGCGATCCAGCCCCTCACCCAAGACGACATCGATTGGGCGCTCTCCATCATCAACCAGTAGGAAGGAACCATCATGGCGAACACGCAGAAGGTCATGACCTTGGAGGACACCGCCAAGCTCATCGCCAAAGTCCACGCCAACGCCACAGGCGGCGCGAAGTTCGAATACGACAGCGCCAAGGGCGAATACGGGAACGTCGCCGCCTACATGGCCGCCCACACGGACGGCAAGGTGTACGGCGTGAAATTCCCCAAATACACGTACAGCAACACCACGGTCGGCGTGAAGACCCGTGACAACGCCAACCTGACCATCGAGATCAGCACCAACGACAAGGCCGGCCGCGACGACTACGCCGCGCTGCCCGCCTTCCGCGTGTGGGACGTGAACGCCACCGTGGACGACGACGGCGTGCCCCACGTCACCGCCATCGACGGCCTCGACAACCGCTTCAAACGCGACGGCACCAACGGCGACGTGTACGTCATGACATGCCCCGGCTACTACAAGCTCGAAAGCACCACGACCCACAACGAATTCCTCTACAGCGACACCCAGTACGACGGATACACGCCCATGCCGGGCGTGCTGCTGCCAGACGGATCGAAACGCGCCTGCATGCTCTACGCCAAATACGCCGCATCGCTCGACGCCAGCCAACGGCCGCTGTCCATCAGCGGCGTGGAGATCGACCGCGAATTCGGCTCCCAAAACAGGGCGATCGACTACGCGCTCAAGAAGGGCAAGGGCTACGCCGGCCGCTGCACCGGAGACGACCTGTACATACAGCTCATGCTCATGCTCAAATACGCCGCCAAAAACAGCGACGTGCTCGGCGGCTGCTGGAACTACAGCACGCAGGCCGCAGTCACCACCGCCGAAACCGGCGTCAAGCGCGTCATCATCGCCGCCACCACCGCCAACGGCATCGGCATCGGCACCACCGTCAACATCGGCACCGACAAGGAACGCGGCAACGCCGCCAACTACAGCGTCGCCCGCAGCCGAGTCGTGCTGTCCAAAACCAGCATCGACGCCAGCAACACCGCGCTCAACCTCAGCGGCGACGCCTTCGACACCACCACAAGCTGCTTCGTCAGCGTCATGCCGTGGCTCACCGGCAGCACCGACAAAATCCTCGGCATCGACGGCCGACCGCTCACCGCCAACGCGACCCGCCAGCCGATCCGCCTCCAAGGCATCGAACTCTTCAATGGCGTCTACGAATCCATCGCCGACCTCATCGCCAAAGCCGTCAAGGACAGCGACGAAGCCGGCCGCGTCGAACTCTACCGCGTGTTCGACATCACCAAGGCCTCGAAGACCGCGACGGACAACTACACTAAGATCGGTGAATTCCCGGCCGTCACCAAGGCCACGAACGACCAGTGGAAATATGCCGAGGACTTCACCCTAGCCAACGGCGTCCTCATCCCCACGGGCACGGCCGCGACCAGCACCACCGGCCTCACCGACGCCGTCTACTCCAACCCGCTCAGCTCCCAAGGCCTCCGACAGGTGCGGCGCTTCGGCAACCTCTGGAGCGGGGCTCCCTGCGGCGCTTTCTGCGTGTACCTCCCGACCGACCTCGCGAATCGCTGGTGGGACATCGGGGGCCGCCTGTCTGCGCTCGGTCGCACGAAGGCGTAGCCGCAGTGCGATGGGGGTGAAGCGCAGCGAGGGGGCGAAAGCCCCCTCCTACGTTTCGCAAGCAAATTTAGGGATTTGTGGCGGCACGCTCCCGGTTCGTGTGCGTGGGTGCGGCGCTTCGGCAACCTCAGGAACGGGGCTACCTGCGGCGCTTTCTGCGTGAACCTCACGAACGACCTCGCGAATCGCAGGTGGAACATCGGGGGCCGCATATCCGGTCAATCCTGTCAACACGATCATTACGCCACAACTACCCTCCACGCCAGCCAGTGAGAGGGCAAGCCACGGCCCAGCCGAAAATCCAACCGAGCACCCGGCCGGTACCCGAACCCCTCCAGCAACGGGGAACGCCGGCATAGTCCAGATAGGAAACGCTCTGAAAACCCACTGCAAGAACACCCATTGCGCCACCCCCGCGTTCGTCCGCACCGCGATCAGCCACTACCTCAAAGGCAAACAATCCCGGCGCGACGTCACCCGCTTCCTCGCCGCCAACCCAGACCTCGATCGGCTCGCCATGCGGATCGCCGACGAAATCCGCGAAGGCCGCTTCCGAGACACGAGGATCACGTACTTCAACCGCATCGAACCGATCAGTAACAAGCACCGCGTCATCGGCCGCGAATCGGTCAGACACCAAATCTACGACCATGTGGCCGTCATGGCGCTCCAACCGCTCTTCGACACGAAGGTGGGACGATGGCAGACCGCCAGCATCCCCAATCGCGGCACCATCGACGCGCGCAGGGCAATCAAACGCTGGACACGCGAACGAAGTTCGAAATGGTTCGTGAAGCTGGACGTGCGCAAATACTATCCGAGCATCGACCGGCCGACCCTCAAAAGGCTGCTCGCCAGAGACGTCGGCGACCCGATCCTGCTGCGCCTCGTGTACCACCTCATCGACCGATACCAAGGCGACAACGGGCTCAACATCGGCAGCTACCTAAGCCAATGGCTCGCCAACTACTACCTCAGCTACGCCTACCACTGGATCGAATCGCCGGCCATGACCATCGAACGCACCCGACGACGAACCGGCGAAATCACCACCCGCAGGCTCATCACGCACCAACTGTGGTACATGGACGACCTGCTGCTCATCGGCACCTCGAAACGCGACCTCAAGATCGCCGCCCGCCGCATCGTCCGCTACCTCAAAGACACGCTCAAACTCGACGTACACCCGGAATGGAACTGCAAACGCCTCGACCTCGAACCCATCGACATGGTCGGGTACACGTTCCGACCCCACGGGCGCGTCAACATCCGCAGCGGCGTATTCCTCCGCGCCCGCAGAACCTTCAACCGCGCCGGACGACGACCCATGACCGAACAACTCGCACGCCGCTGCTGCTCCTACTACGGGTACCTGCGCAACAGCGACAGCATCCAATACCGACGCAGGCACCGCATCGATTTGACCATGCGCCGCGCGACCCGATACCTCAGCGCGACGCAACCCACCACACACAGGAAGGCACCACCATGCTCCAAACGGTATCCAGCACCGACCCCCTCGAAGAGGTCAGCTACTACCCGCGCGGCGACGGCCTCGCCGACATCCGCATACGACGCAACATCACCACCATCGTCCACGACGACGGCGAAACCGCATGGACGGAATACACAGCAGACGAGGCCTACACGATCCGTGATCTGACCGAACAAGAGGCCATCGAGCAGGCCGACAGCATTTGGCTCGACTGCTTGCAGGCGTCCAAGACCGACAGTCAGCGCCTCGCCGAACTGGAGGCGTCGAGCCTCGATCAGGACGAGGCGTTGGCCGAAATCTACCAGCTCCTCGCGGGAGGTGAAGCATGAGCAAGGTCATGATCCGCGTATACGCACGCCTCGTCATCGCCGGCCGCAAGACCCTCGACGACGTGCCCGAAAACGGTCGCGAAGCCGTCAAAGCGTACATCGACGCCTTGGGCGAAGAGGGGGCCGAATGAACCCCATAGCCCAGCAGCTCGTCATATGGGCCACCACGGGCATCATCACCGCCATGGGCGGGTACATGTTCGGCTGGTGGCGCGGCTACCGGCGCAAATCCGACGCCATGCAGACCGGCGTGCGTGTGCTCCTGCTGTGCAAGCTCGAACAGATGCAGCGCGAAATGGTCGCCAACGACGGCATCGCCGACAACACCGCCAAGCAGACCGCACAGCTCGTCTACGACAGCTATCACAGCCTCGGAGGCAACGGGCACGGCACCCAAGTCAATCAGGACATACAGGACGCGCCGATCGCCCCCAAGAAGGTTTAGCCCTCGCCGGACATCCCCGGCGGGGGCTGTTTCATATGCCCGCCCACCACGTAGGAAGGATAAGAATTTGGGCAAGTTCAAGAACAAAAGCAAGCCGATCACGGCAATCATCGCGGCAATCATCGCCATGCTGCTCGCGACCGCGCCGGCGATCGCCATGGCCGACATGGTCGGCATCGACGTGTCCGGCTGGCAGGCCGCGAACGTCACCTGCACCGCCAGCTACGACTTCGCCGTCGTCAAAGTCAGTCAGGGTGTCGGCTTCGAGAACGGTAGCTGGCGCACTCAGGCCAAGTGCGTGACCGACCGGGGCAAGAGCCTCGGCCTGTACCATTACGCCGGCGGCAACGACGCCAGCAGCGAGGCCGACTTCTTCGTCGGCCGGGCTAGGGACTACATCGGCAAGGCCGTGCTCGTGCTCGACTGGGAGTCCTACCAGAACGCCCAGTGGGGCAACGGCGATTGGGTGCGCCGGTTCGTGCAGCGCGTGCACACGCTCACCGGCGTGTGGCCGATGGTGTACGTGCAGGCGTCCGCACTCAATCAGATACCCAGCGACGTGCGCGCCAACTGCGGCCTTTGGGTCGCTCAGTACGCCAGCAACGCGCCGACCGGCTACCAGAGCCGACCGTGGAACTATTCGATCTACGGCGAGGCCATGCGCCAGTACACCTCGAATGGTTGGGTCAGCGGCTATAACGGCCCGCTCGACCTGAACTACTTCCGTGGCGACGCATCCCAGTGGCAGGCCTACGCCAACCCGGCCGGCAAGGCGCAGACCACGACCCCGCCGCAGGTCGAGACGCCGCTGACCCAGACCGTCGATCTACAGGCCCTCGCCACCGCCACGATCCGTGGCGACTACGGCAACGGCCAGCAGCGACGCGACGCGCTCGGCGCTAACTACGACAAGGTCATGGCGATCGTCAACCAGCGCCTCAACGCCGGCGCTACCACGCAGACGCAGCAGACCACCTCCAACGCGACCCGTGTGACCGTCCGCGCGGGCGACACCATGAGCGCGATCGCCACACGCACAGGCCTGTGGCCGCTGTCCAAGTGGAGCGTGCCCAGCGGCAACCTTAACCTGATCTACCCCGGTCAGGTCGTCACCTACAACGGCGGCGGAAGCACCGCCACCGCCGGCAACGCCCCACCGGCGACCCGCACCGTGACCGTCCGCAGCGGTGACACCCTCAGCGGCATCGCGGCACGGCTCGGCATCAGCTACACGCAGCTCTCCGGCTACCGTTCCGGTAATCCGAACGTGATCTACCCCGGCGAGGTGCTGCGCTACTAGCGCCAGCTCGGGAAGCTAGTGGGAACCCGAACCCCACCTAGGAACCTCGAACCCCAGCCGTGGCGAGGTTCCTAGGTTCCGTCTAAGAGAATCGAGAATGATATGACCGACGAGAACATCGAAGCCCGGACCGGCACCACGGAAGTGAAGCCGACGGCCGGTATGCCTGATTGGCTGCTGCCCGACCGCGTGTATGACGTGCTCAAGTGGGTGGCGCTGATCGTGCTGCCCGCCATGGCCACGCTCGTGCAGGCGCTCGGCCCCGTATGGGGATGGACGTGGGCCGATCCGGCCGCGACCACCATCAGCGCCATTGCGCTGACCATCGGCGTCATCATCGGCGCAAGCGCCCTCAAGGCCAAGGCATCCAAGACCGAATAACCAAGAAGCCCCCGAACCCACCGCAAACGCATGCGGCATGGTTCGGGGGCTTTTCGTCGTATATGGGGTCAGGCGTGGACGACTTCGCGGCGACGCATGGTGCGCAGCCGGTCGGCGATCCATGTGTTGACGACGGCGTTGCGGCTGATCGCCAAGTCGGCGGCTTCCTCGTCCAGTTCGCTGACCATCCACGCGGGCATCGTCAGCGTGATCCGCTTCTCCAGTGGGGGATGATGCTCGACCACGGGATTGTCGAGGTCCACGTAGTCGAGGATGTCGTCGCCGTTGTCGAACATCTCCTCAAGCTGGTCGCTGGTGATCGACTTGGCGTCAATCTTATTCTTGGCTGTCATAGTATGCCTCCTCGTTCTTGCGTGATCGGCGCACGGATATGATGCGTATGCGCTTGCCGCGCTTGGTCGTGATCGCCGTCCAGTGCTTGCCGTCGATCATGCCGAGCACGATGTAACGCACATCGTCGTTGCCGGGATTTGGAGCGGTCAGCGTCACCGTCTTCGAGTTGTCCCACATGCGCTGGGCCGCCTCGAAGTCGATTCCGTGTTTGGCGAGGTTCTTCGCGCTCTTCGCCGGATCGTATTCAAACTCCATCAAACCTCCTAATAACATCTATTATACATCAATATGACATCAATACAACATCATGCGGTGAGGCGCGTGGCTTCCACGGCGGCGCGCAGGCGGTCGTCGGGCATGGCGATGTACCGTTGCGTGGTCTCGACGGATGCGTGGCCTAGTAGCTTGGAGACGAGCAGCAGGTCTCGTGTGGCGGCGTAGGTCGTGGTCGCGTACCTGTGGCGCAGGCTGTGTGCCGTCCATCCGTCGCCCAAGAGGTCGCTCAGGTGTCGGCCGACGTAGGATGATTCGACGTGGCCGCTCCACCGGCCGGGGAACAGATAGCCGTTGGCGGATCGGATCAGCAGGGCGAGGTCGTCGCCGATCGGCACGATGCGCTGCTTGTCGCCCTTGCCCACGACCACGAGGCTCCAGCCCACGAGGTCGCGCATCACATCGCGGCTGTGCACCTTCGCGATCTCGAAGCGCCTCAAACCGCATTCCGCGCCGAGGCGCAGCATGAGCCGTTCGCCGTCCGTGGCCTTGCGCAGCGCGGCGAGTATCACCACGTCCGGGCATGGGCGGGGATGCGGCTCGGGACGCTTGACGGTGGGCAGGAACTCGCTCGGATCGGCCTCGCTGCGGCCGGACGCTTTGAGCCATCGGAAATAGCTGACGCAGGCGTTCTTCGCGCCCTTGCGTGTCTCCGGTTTCCAGTCCTTCGCGGCGAAGTGGACGAGCAGGTCGTCGCCTTCCACGTCCCTAGGATCGCCCTCAAGCGCCCTCGACAATGCGGACATCTGGCATCGGCGGGTGCTGATCGTGTTGGGGGAGTAGCCCGCCGCCTTGAGGGAGTCGAGCCATAGGTTGATTGATTCTGCCCAGAGCGGGCTTGGATGTTGTTTTTTCACAGGACATCATCGCCCCGATCGGATATGCGGCCCCGTAGGGCACGACGGCGGATAAACGAAAGGCCGCCACGAATAATCGTGACGGCCTCGCCCGCAGTAGCGGGGACAGGATTTGAACCTGTGACCTCTGGTAACGTTGTTGCCCAGAGGTCCACGGTTCAAATCCATGAAGCCCGATTATTTGATTTTATCCTAGCGGCGTAATGCCGCCGGCCGCCAAGGATGCCGGCCGTGAGTATGCACAAAAAGCTGCCCCCTGCTCAGTGGCGGGACGAAATCACCCTATGGCTCGAATCGCTCACGGCGGCGGGTCTCAGTCAGGACACGATCAACACGCGGCGGTGCAAGATAGGGCACGCGGCGCGGTGCCTGGATAAATCGCCCTATGACGTGACGTCAGAGGATCTAGTGCATTGGACGGCCTCGCAGTCCTGGAAGGCGGAGACGCGCAAGGGCTATCGGAATACGCTCGTCGGTTTTTTCCGGTGGCTGCATGCCACGGGCCGGCGCGCGGACGATCCGGCGGTCGCGCTGCCGAAGGTGCGCAAGACGCG